ACTGAAACAAAATGGAATCGCTAGCAGAAGGTTTAACCCGAGCAAGCTCCGCTGACCAGAGTAAACGATCCAAGAGATCGGAGAAGAAGGCAGCGAAGAAGGCAGCCCGTAATGGGGCAGCTAAAGACATCGCGCAAGCGGTGCCTACGTTTGGGGACTTTGGTCCCGCGTTGATGAAAGATCTCGAGGAGCAGTTTAAGGCTGTTTCTTTGGATTCGAGTAGTAGCGTCCAGACGGTGGAGAGTTCTAACGTCTCCGGCATTAAGACCGGAAGTTCGTCGAATTCGGACACGTCTGGCAAGAAACGGAAGAAAAAGGCGAAAGCCGCTCCCAAGGAGAAATCCGAAGGAGTAGTCTCCGAGAAGGAGCCAGTGAAAGAGGTGAATGAGGTTGCGGAAAAAGGTGAGAAGCCTTCGAAACGCAATAAGACTTCTAAAACTGAAAAATCCGGTGAGGAACCGGTCGTCAAGAAAGTGGTTTTTGAGGATGTTTATCCCAAGCCTGTTGACCTTTACCAATTTGCTTGCAACTGGGTCCATCGTTTGGCCCCATCCAACCAAGACGCCATCGATCATTTGATTTCGATGGGAATACGTGTCAATGCGTCTCCTACGGATGCATATAGACGACATCCCGTCAGTCGAATTTGTCGCGATGAGTGTGTGTTGGAGTTGTTGAAGCAAGAAGGCAAAGGTATAGCTTGGATTAATATCCTCGATTACTATGGTGCCACGAGAAACGCCAAATTTAGTCCCAAGAGAGAGGACACATACCCGGACGGTCATGCTCGGGTCACTTGGCAGAATTCACCCGCTGTGAAAATAGAGGGCGATACTGCACGAGTGAAGAGCAGGTTCGAGTACTACCCTATGACTGCTGATGTCGCTTTGATTCAGGATGTGTATTTTGATGGTCCAGAGCCAATGGATTCAAATGCACTGAAGAAAGTGATTGATATGGTCAAAGATGGAGTGGTTTATGTCATGTTTAGACCTTTTCTAGGAGAAGCGGGTGCTGATCCTAGTTATAAGGTAAATGACAAGCCTATGGTTGAAGGTGTTTGGTATCGAGATGGAAACCAAATAATTTTCTCTCCTGAGGAGAGGGGCGTGTGTTATGCCGCCCATCCAGATGTTAACTGGCTTCTAAAGAGACACCACGAAGGACTAGACATCCAGGACGTGAGGACTATTGGTCCTTATGCCTTTGTCAAAGTTCGACGGGCGTTTGCCGAAGCGTTACCTCTGGGTTATGAGGTGCCCATACCTTCCAATGTCGTGTGCTATAAGTCTGGACTATCCATAATGGAGGAGTTTCGATTTTTTATGCTAACCCATAAATCTAAATTTTATGACCTTATCTTACCAGAGTGTTTACGGAAGTATTTCTATTGTTATACTCCCCGACGCTTGTTGGTCAATGTGAAGGTTGTTAATGATTTGATGAGTGTCGGTGTGAGACCGCCTACAGGCTATCTCATGGACACAGTTATGTCCAAGGTCAAAAGTTTGTTTGATCGTGATGTGGTTATGCAAGAGATTAATTCGAGATTTCCTTCGGTGTATGCGAGAATTCTAGAAGGCACATTTCTTACAGTCCTGTACAATGATCGTACGGAAAGGTCTAGATACTTGTTACTCACGCGCAATTGCCACGCTGAAGGAGAACATTTATTGGAGGCTGCTCGAAATCCAGCATTAGCAAACTGGATAAGACCTCAGTCTAACATCGGAGTTACTTTAGGGATGTTAGCAGTCGGGGGGCTGTATTATAATAGAAGGTTTGTCGCTAGCCTTAGCTCCAAATTAGTGAAAGGGGCGGCGTCGGCTTTGATGGAGTTGATGCGTCCCGCGCCCGCCTCGTTGGGATACGAGGTTCGTGAGAAGGGTTATTATTTTATCCAAGTTGTGGCCGAAGAGCTACTCCGAGCAACGTCGCCCTTAGCAGGGTTGTACTTGGGAGGGGTTGAATTCGGTTTGCGTGTGGTTCAGCACGGATTTAGCTTCAGATGGTTACCACCTCTGGCGCTGCATTGTGGTTTAAGTTATCTAATGTGGCAAAAGCAATGGTCAGTGATGAGTTGTGTCGTAGTACATGGAATCTACAATTACTATGCCCTTTTTGGGCCAAGAGTGTTGTTTAGGATGATGTGGAAAGACTTCGCGTCCAAGCACAGTCAAGGCAAGTTCGTAAGAACTGAGGCTTCGTACCATATTCCGATACCCGCCGGAAGTGAGTTACTACCTCTGCAGACTAAGGTGCAACAGTGGACAGCGGCCATTCGCGGAAAGATAAAGATCCAAGTCAACGGGCAAGAGTTGTCCCCCACCGAAGCATTACAAGCTCTCGATGGGGAGGTGTACACTAGAAACACCATGTTTCCTATTCTGATTACCCACCGTATTTTGTGGGAACCAGCTAGAACGCAGAAGAATCTTCTGCTTGGGTTGTTGTGTCGTGTTCACAAAATTCCCAAGTACCATTTCCACCCGGAAGAGTTGAGGAGTAAGCGTTGGCGTGAGGTCTACCGTATAATGGAAAATACGGGGGCCCTAGACTGTCCTGTGGTGATTTCACAGAGTCTGGAGGAAGCGGCAAGGGCGATGGGTCCAAAAGGAAAACGATTGATACAAGCTTCGGAACGTGAAAACGCTGAAGGAGTATCTCGGTATTCTAAAACCATGTCCTTAAAATGGAATGAGACGATCCCTGCGGGGAAGATCTTGGAAGGGGAGTTTACTATAAAACCACGTGTAATAACGGTTTTAGCCCCTGAAGGCCATGCACACACAACTTGTACTTCGAGAGAGTTGTCTACTGCAATGAAAACCAGAATATTTAAGAGAGATCATTTTACTCTCGACAATGGCATTGAGATATGCTTTGTTTATGCTTCTGGATTGGGTCAAGAGGATCTAGACGAATTGGGGAACTACGCGCGTTCTGCTGATTGCATCGTCGTCGCGGCGTCGGGAGATGACACATTCGTGTGTTTTGGACGTTATTCTGAATATTTCGGCATGAAGTTTGCTGAAGGTGATTTCGGAATGGCTGACCAAAGTCAGGATGCCGCGTGCTTTGAAAATTATCAATTTAGAGTGATCAGGAAACTAGGGAGTTCTGAGGACATCATTCAGATTTTGAGAGCACAATGCAAAGACACTTACAAAGTGAAGAAGCAAAACCTGGAAGTTGATGGAGATGGAGGGTTTCAGTTACCAACTGGAACCACATTCACCTCTTATTGCAACACCACTACGGCCTTAGGGTCGTTTGGTTATTACTTCTCGAAGTGTGACCTTAGCAAGCCACCACCTCCGGTAGCTGAGGTAATCGGTGAATTAGGATTGGACATTAAGTTCATAGTTCGCCAAAAATTTTCTGAAATGACATTCTTAAAAGGATGGTGGATTCGGGAAGCCGACTGTGATGTCGTGCATTGGATGCCGCTTCCAAGCCAAGTTATCAAAATTGGCAAGGAGATGAAGGATCCCATACACACTACTAAAGTAACACGTAGAGGACATACTCACAGATACTGTGCTGAAGACGCAGCGCGTATTGTTGCTTGGTCTATTCATTTAGGCCACGCTAATATCGAGCAAACCTATCCTATCCTAGGTCCGTTCATCCAAGCGCTCAAGCGCTGTGGGATGGCTCCAAAAGGATCAGATGTTATAGTAGGAACCGAGAAGTACAATCGGGTGGAGTTTGGAAAATTCCCAAAATTGTGTGATGAGGAAATGTTATACAACATGGAGTCGCGTTATGGAATAGTCAAGACGGATGTTGATAGAGCTCACGCTCTATTAGATTCTGTTATGACGATTCCTACACTCCTCTTCGATCCAGTTTTTGATAGACTGTGTGACGAGGACTATGGATGTGACGATGTGGAAGACGCCGCCCCGGCGTCTTTGTGGCACGTACTCACGAGCGGGGGCTCAATTAAGCCGACAACTTATCAATCTGTCATGCCAAAGAGAGCTAAGAAGAAAGCGATGAAGAAAGTGCAAGTTGTGGTGGAGCGCGTTTCTGAAAAGAAGCGTAAACGCCGCAATAGACGAAAGAACACCAAGAAGAATAGATCAGCAGCAGGACTTAGTCCTGATGGTGCCGCGTTCCTCAAGTGTGTTACAGCGCCTTGCGACTTCGTAACCGGAGCGATCAATTTTGAAGGAATACCTGACGAGTATGATGGGAGAGTAATAGTAGACAGTGTCACATCTGTCTCTAGTCTCCCTGCGTACACCCCTGGCCAGGACCTCTACTTTATCCAACCACCCATTCCGGGGGTTGCTTACATGTGGGGTCAAGTTGCTGGAGGAACGACAGGATTGTCCGACATTAACTGGAACCCAGTGTGGTATTCCGACGTGAGGAGTTTGTTCCCGTCTGATACCGAGATGACCGTCGTGGTCGACAAATTTAGGGTCGCATCTAATGCGATCGAATTTGTTAATACCTCGAACGACATGCTGTGGGCCGGATCAATCGAAGGTTTCAAGCTAGACTTGGGTCTAGGCCGTATCCGAGAGGATGTCATTGGTGTCGGAGCCACTGACCTCAATCTGGATGTACCCATCATAACAGGATGGGATGGACTGTATACGACACAGCCCGGATATGTAGAGGCCATCAAGGATGGACTCTATATGACCGCGTTTAATCAACAAGCAGACTATCCTTTCGCTCCTGTAAATTTGGAGTTCAGCCTGAGAGAAATATTCCTGAACGCTCAAAATGCGTCACCCGATACGATGAACGGACATGTGTTCTGTACGATCATCGACCCCAATTATTTTGTGGGTTTCGGAACGCTGGAAACGAACGTGGTTCGTATTCCATCTATTGTTGCTAACCAAAGTATGCGCATTAGAACTTGGACGTGCGTGGAGTATACAGTTCCGTCTACCTCACTCCTCTGGAACTATTCCCATTTGTCCCCCCCCGCCGATCCAGCAGCTTTAGAGTTGCTGAAGGCCTTCCACCACCAATTCCCGATGGCTGTAAAGTCAGCGCAAAATGCCACGTTCTGGGAGAACGTGCGGAAATGGTTAACGAGGGTCACCCGAGTAGCCGGGTACTTGCCAGGTCCTGTTGGCCAGATGTCACGTCTGGTCGATACGATGGCTCGTACCGGAGACTTGGGT